GCATGCTGGCCATCTGTTTTTTGCCTGATGTGTCAACACCTGCGCCACCACCACCAGCAAACAAGGAATCGAATGCATCGCGCAGGCCGCCAAGTGATTTAATGCCATCGCTGATGCTTTCAGGTGTTACCAATTCAATGGGATCGCGTGCGAGTTCGTTCTCTACGCTGGCCTTGTAATCCTCCGCAGCTTTGCGTCCAAACTCCGCCATGCGGTCCGCAGCTCGTGAAAACGCATCCGATACTAAACCTGGCACAGCTCCCAAATCGCCAGTGAATACAGCTTTTAATACTGCTCCAACGTCTTTTAAACTTTCGATTACTGAATTAATAGCAAACCCGAAGAAATCAAACACAACTTTAACCACGCCTTTGATGTGGCCAATAGCCAAGCGCACCACCGTGCTTTCATTGTACAGCGAGATAAACCAATTAATAACGGGTGCCAATGCTTGCCCTACCTCATCGCTAAATGTATAAATCGCCGTGGCCAATAATGCAATAGCTCCAATAGTTAAGCCGATTGGACCTGTAAGCAAAGCCAATGCACCAGCTAACTGTGGCAATAAAAACAGCAGCGGACCAATAGCAGCAGCAATGCCAGCTATTACAACTGCAAAACCTTTGGTCTTTTGGTCCATGGAACTAAATGCTTCTACCATCTCGCGCAGCTTTTCCACCAACGGCCGAAGCAATGGAACCAATACAGCACCAATGCTTTCTTGCAAATCTCCAAACGCATTGGCAAGCTGGGTAAATCCACCATCCGCTTGCGCTGCTGCTTCCGCTGATCCACCGTACTGCTTATTCAGCTCGTCAAGAATAAGCGTTTGCGCTTCCGCTAACCTTCCCGTTTCTGCTAGGCTATTGATAACGGCTTTTTGCTCGTCGCTAAATTGAATACCTGAACGGCTCAATGCGCTCAGGTTAGCTACTGGATCATTCAACGCCTTACCAAGCTGAATGGATGCGCTTTTCAAATCACCATCCAAACGTGTTGCCAAATCCAATGCAGCTTGCTGCGTGCGTGCAAACTGGTCTCCACTAATATTAGTAAACGTTAGCAGCTGCGCCGTGGCATCCTGCAATATTTGCTCATCACCAAACAGCGTTTTTGATTGCAAATCGCTGGCCATTTGTTGCAGTTGCTTGCTAGTGTATCCTACCTGGTTGCCAGTGGATTTTAAACCTGCTTCAACTTGCGCAATGGCTTTTGCTTGAACGCGGAAGGCATTAACAGATGCAGCACCCAATAATGTTAATGGTGCCGTTATGCCTATGCTTAAATCCTTTCCAAGCTGTTTGGTATTCTTGCCAAAGGCTTTTAGCTGTCTGCGAGCCTTGCCTAAACCTTCATCAAGGCTTTTGGTATTGGCTCCAATACCTACTACTAGATCCGCTAATTTCATGTGCCAGCCATTTGCCGCAAGATACTTAATCCATCAGTGTTGGATTTCTTTTGCTCTTCCCATGGGAACGTGGCAATATCTGTTGGCTTTTTTAGCGTTCCGCGCTTTACGTGTGGTTGCATTGTGACCATCGCTAACCACCTGGTCCGCTCCCATTCCTGCTGCTGCCTCTGCTCCTCCAGCTCGTAAAATCCGCGCATCGCATTGCCAAATTCCTCGAACGTCAAATCGTACAAAGCAGAAAGGCCCAGACGTAATACGCCCAGGCCCTTCGCTTCAACTTGTTCCCATGTCAACGGCTCGCCTTCCTCCTCTCTGCTCTCGTCACTTTTTTTTTACGCCCAGCAAGGTGCCGATAGCTTCTTGCATGTCCATAATATCGTCCGTTGTAATGGAGTCCATCCAATCGTCGAGGGTAACATCAAACGCCGTGCCTTCCTTCCGTGCTCCCGCAGCAGCACAATAGTAAAGCAGCTCTGGCACCTTGGTAATATCAGCTTCGCCAATATCTGCCATGCGGGTGCCCGTGTTCGTTTCAAAATCCCGCCACGCCTTCATGCTGGCGCGGAGCGGATACGTTACACCGTCAACTTCAATTTTTACCATGCACCAAAGTTATTAGATAATAACCTCACGTACAACAGTGCCAGTAATTTCAATCGTCATTGAGAACGTAACATTGTCCTCGGTGCCTGCTGTCTGCTCCAGCGAAGTGATGTAACCTGCAACATCAAACTGCTCATCACCTGCGTTAGCTGTTGCGCCTGCTCCTGTGTTGGTGAATACCACGTACAACTTATTGCCTGCGATTTGATGATCTACCAACTGGTTGTAATTGGTCGTGGCATCCTCAGCAAACAAACCAGACAATGACAAAGATGCAGATTTCATGCCTGGCAAGATTTCGCGCCATCCGCCACTTGTCTTCGTGGTAATGTCGCGCATATCCGTAGACATGCTGATGCTGCATTCAGTTACGTGATCAACAACTACTTCGGAGTCGTCGGTGGTGCCAAGGAATACTCGGATGGATGATGCATTGATAATGCCTGTGGACTGTGCCATAATTATTCGTTATTAGAAGGTTCGGATTCTGTTTGCTTCTTCGTGGTTTTGGTTGCTGCTTTTGGCTTGGGTGCGTCCAAGTATCCGCCCGCCTGCAATTTGGCTGCAAACTTGTTGGATACATCCACGGTCTTACCTGCTGGCCAGTTAAAGCCGTCTGCCTTGTAAGGCTTTTGAAGTTGCACTTTCATGGTTGCAAGGTACGCAATTCAAAAAAGTGAGCTTTGTTCTGCTGCTTCCTCAAACCATTCATGAAACTTGTTGAGGATGTAAGCCAAGCCGTGAATCGGCGGTCCCAGAATCAGAATAAAAATGGCCAGGATAATGGCCGCGAAGTATGCAAGAAACTTTTTCATCGTTGGAGTTGTTTACAGTTCATCAGCTGGTAGCCATCCATCCGCTACCATGTAATCATGGTCGCGCACTTCCGTGGTGCTTGGCACAATGGTACCAAACTGGAAACTGTCATTCATAAAAATCACCTGCTGCAATGTCAGCCGTTCGGCATCGGTCAATTCAGGAAACAAACAAACCAAACGTTCCAAGGTTGCCAATGGATGCACGGGTATAGTGTATTGCAGATCTACAACCATTGCTGCTCGCCCATCGTCATGCAGCATAATACCAAACACATTGGCATCCGCTTGCTCAGGCGTTTGAAACGGCACGGGTCGCGTAATGTTGTACAGCTCCCGCGAAATTGCCCGCGCCCGCTGTTCGCTTGTTAGGATACCTTCAGGTTTGACAATAATGTAGTTCATCAGTAAATGCTGTAATAGTCGTTAATGTTCGTCTCGATGCCTGCGCGGTTGCTGCTTTGGTCGGACAAGTAAACAATAACCTCTTGGATAGTGCCATCACAAAACTGGCTATTGGTGTCGTGTTTGTATCCGATGGAGTTAGTGCCTGATGCGGTAGTGCCAAATGCAGCAATCCCGATTGTTTGGCTTTGAACTGTTCCGTTATAATACAACTCTACGTCGTCAACACTTCCATTTTGCGTTGTTCCGTCCCAAATCGAAATAAACAAATGCCGCCCAGTCAAATCTGTACTTGGAAATTTGATGTATTCGCCTGATGTTTCGTTTGTACTTATAGACACCTCCTCGTAATTGGGTGCTAATGAATTCTCTATTAAATGGCGTTGCGTCTTGTAGAATGAGAAAACATTTTGAAGGACATTGGCTTTCATGTCTATGTTTCTCGCCATAATAACTGTTGACGCGCCCGTGGTTGCACGCAAATCCGTAGAGCAGTTAAGGCCATCATCGCTACCATCAAACTTTAACGCAGGTTTCCCGCTTTCCGTTATCACGCCCGTCGAGCTGTCATAAACTTTTGGCTGATTTGCCGTCGTCGCCTGCACCGCATCGTTGCCGTTCCCGCTTTGGTCATACCATCGCACCACGTAACCATCCGTCCCTGCGCAGAAAGTAGCCAATGCGGTTGTATCCAATTCGTTGTTACTATCAAATCCAATATCCTGCACCGCGTTGTCCGATGCTCTCCGCACGTTAATCGCGTAACCCGTGTAAGTTGAATCAAGCAAGCGCAGTGAATAAGCCGCTGACGCTCCGCTGTATGTATCGAGCAAACCTGTGAATGCAGGTACATCCTGCCACGACTGTGCAAGCGTGAAAGGTGGCGTGCCGTATGTCTGCGCATTCAGCAATGCTTCAAACGTTGCCGTGGTCGAGGCATATGCCGTATCGTCTGCAAACGTGTGCACCAATGTCCACGTGTCCACA